GTCCACGACACGCCCAAGGTTCGGCACGAAGAGCCTACGTCCTTGTTTCCAAAAGGTTCCAAAGAGATCTCAGTGATATCACGAAGATCCACCTACCTACACACTCTTTACTCTACTTCCTAAGCATCATCCTGCGGAACCACGATGTTTCGTTGGGTGCCCCAACCTTCTCAGGTGGGCCAGGCCCGCCGCAGAGTCGCAGCGGGGCTTATCCTGGATCTAATCCTTGCGGAGCAGAGGCAACGTTATCGAGTTGTCATTCTAACCGCAGGAGTGCTATCATAGGAATTTTCATTTGTGCTTCAGTAAGCCAGATTCAACCGATAAGCTAATTAAAGCATAATCTCGGGAGTCTGACCACATTCCTTCTCTTCTTTCCCTTTCTTCAGCGCGTCGTCCCCTGAGCGGGGCGACCCCAAACCGGGCGGCTCATACGCCGGTGGTGGGCCGTGATCTCTCGTTACCAATAACGAGTCGAAAATCAGGCGCACCTTGACGGTTTCTTCCCTCGGCTGTAGAAACGACCTAAGAACCGAGCCCCAACTAGGGGACGTCAAGTTCCACCCAAAAGGGCGGCTAGTTCGTTCAACCGACGAGAAAGACGGAATCGGCCTCGACCTGATTGAGGATAATCGAAGAAGGTCAAGCATGGTAGCCCTGTTCCGCCACTGAACGTAGCGGAAACCAAACTTCCAAGAAGCCACTTCACGATCATTAGCCTCAATCACCTCAGGCGAAATCTCATCCTCGGGGCAGGGCGTGCACAGTTCCAACGGCACTGCGTTATGCCCGACCGTAAGTCGAGGTAATGAGTATTCGCAAACCCCTGACGCCATACCAAACATTCTAGCTAAACGGAACGCTAACTTGCCGCGAAAGCCTAACTCCAAAAGGGTCAAACGAGTCGACCTAAGGAGTGAGACATAACGCTTAAAGAAAGTGACGCCCGCCCGAAAGCGAGCGGGGCCCGAAGTGCCCTCCAGCCAGTTTGTAAAGTTGGCCGCCAACGAATGCGGAGTCTCCTGAACTTTCAATCTCCCCCAGCGCAAAGTAGGGATCACCCGAAGGTGAACCCCTGACCAGCGCAGAAGGGTCGAATTGAGAGTACCGTACTCCGCATCAACGGACGTCTTAGTCCTCTCCACCTCCAAACCTAACCCGGAAACAACCGACATCCACTGATCAGAGGCCCTAGGACCAGACTGAAAAAGTATGTCGTCGCCGTTGATTAGGCAAGGAAGACTCCTACCCCTATCTGGAAGCCAACGAAAAGCCCAAAGAAAGGCCAATCGATTTTGCAAACAGAGAAGGGGAAAGGAGAGAAAGGAGCCCATCATCTGTCCTCTAGTCGGTCGTACGCCGTCCACCCCACCGCCATAGAGCAAAGGCCGAAGAGCAGCCATTGCATAGGTCTTAAGGTGTTCGGGTACGTCAGAAGCCAAGAGGATTTCCGACAGGATTACTTCGGCGACCTCGATAGACAAGCCATCGGTAGCTGACTTGTAATCGCCAGAAGTAAGAACCTCGCCATCCGTCCGTCGAAACCCCGCGCGGTCCAAACTAGCCGCGCAAACATCTCCTACACTCAGCCACCTGAAAGCCCGAAGGCGATCATAAATGGAATCGTGTAGAGGTTTAAGAAGGAAAGATTCGCCAACGAACTTAGTCAAAGCTCGAGGCTTACCCGCCGACTGAACCACGAGAAGTTCCGCAGCAAGGTCAGAATCGACCGGCTCATAAGGAGGCTGGGACTCCAGACACGTGCTAAGAAATCTCGAATGAGAAAACTTCCAATCGTTCTGGAGTCCGCCGTGAGCGCGCGGGGAATCAACAGTCGCAGACAAACCAGGGGAACACGAGAGGACGTTCTTTTCCCAAAACTTCTTTGACCAACCCTTCGGAAAGAGCCGTCGGACTTCCTGCTTAACGAACCGCAGGTAGCCTTTTGGTAATCGAACCGGTCCAGACCGGAACCCGGAGACAACCCTTGAGAGTAATGGTGACTCCATGCACTTGCATGAAGAAGGCAGGGCCTTCTTAATGCTTTGCCAAGCCATGATCTCCACCATGTCCTGCGACGGACACTCAGACAAGAGCCGCTTGACGGAACCTGCATAATCAAGACAGGTACGGCCATCAAGCTCAACCGAGGGCGTAGGACGTCCGAAGACGTACGCCCATTCACAAGCGGCGCGTCGTACATACTCAGATGTACGAGCCCGGAAAGCGCGACAGGGTCGCGGGGTTCTTTCGTGCAAGGGTCCAGAAGGCATAAAAGCGTTTTTAGCTAGCCAGAGGACAAGCACAAAGAATCTCC